CAATATCTGAGGAAGAAAAGACTTGGGTGACTACTATTACTGAATCCGGCGCTCCTGGGTATTTTGATCTTACCGAAAGCGTAAAGAGGATGCATAGCCGAGCGACAGATCATTATAAGAAGAATGGCTCAGTTCTACAGAAAAGAATATATGAGGTTAGCCACCACTTTGATGGTTCTGGATGGAGAAACCAAAACCTTGCAGAAGTGTGGATTAGATTAAAAAGAGTTATTGATAGATTTGGCGAAGGTCCAATGAAGATAACAAGTGCGTATAGATCAGAATACTATAATGCGTTTATTTCTCCTGGTAAAGGTAAGACATCTTCACAGCATTCATCTGGTAAAGCAATCGATGTTTATTACGGTCAACTGGCACAAACTCAAAGATATGAATTAGCAAAGTTTGCTAGCCAAGAAGGATTTACCGGAATAGGGGTTTATAGTTCATTCATACATCTTGACATTAGACCACATGGAGAAAGAACATATTGGATAGCTGGTTATACACCCGACGCTCAGAAAAATAGTGAGAGCCCAGTACCCAGAAGCACTTTTCTTGATTGGGAAACGGTTCTTATGATGCATAAAGCTAATCTGTTTAGAAACGGTTAAACTTAGTATAAATACTTGTAAACAAGGGATACACAATGGCAATTATTACGCCTCTTAAAAAGCAAAGAGAAATCTATTCAGATTTTCACACAGACTTCACGTTAAGTCCTGTGAACTTTGACCTTGCTCGTAAGACGAATGAGGAATCTGTAAAGCAATCCTTGAAAAACTTGTTAACTACTTCAAAGGGTGAAAGATTATTTCAGCCTAATTTTGGTAGCTCTATTAGAGATATGCTTTTCGAAAACTTTGATCCAGTAACTATAGAAACTGCAAAGCAAGAACTAAGAGCAATGATCGAATATAATGAGCCAAGATGTAATGTAATAGGTTTAGATATTGCTACTGGGCCCGATGACAATACAGCAGTCGTTAATATTGTATTTAATGTCATAAATAGAGAGACACCTATAACATTTAATGTAACACTAACTAGGATCAGATAATGTCAGATTTCACACCTATCAATCAGTTAGACTTTTTTGAAATGAAAGAGTCATTTAAGACGTATCTTCAAGCACAAGATCGTTTTGCTGATTTTAATTTCGAAGGGTCTAACCTTAATGTGCTACTAGATGTTTTAGCGTATAATACATTCTACAATCAATACTATAACAATGTAGTGATTTCAGAAATGTTCCTTGACTCCGCTCAAAATAAAAATAGTGTGGTGTCACATGCAAAAGAATTAAACTATCTACCTTCTAGTAGACGTTCATCTTACGCAACTATAAACTTAACTATCTTAGCGGATCAAGAATCAAACTTCTTTCAGATTCCTAGATATACTAAGTTCAACGCAAGATGTGGAGATAAGACATATTCGTTTATAACAGAGCAAGAATATATTGCAGAAAGAACATCTGGTAATACGTTTATCATAAATGGTGTTATTGTATATGAAGGTCGTATGGTAGAAGAAGCTGTCTCAATTGATAACCCAATTCTATCTAATTCAAACATAGACACAACTAGTTTACGTATTACAGTAAATGGTGTAGAATATATTCAAAAGGGTGACATCTTTGGTGTAACTTCATCAGATAAAGTATTTTACTTACAACCAGAAGAAGATAGTAGATATAGTGTACAATTTGGTAAGAACACTTTTGGCGTAGAACCCATTTCAACAGATGTTATTCTAGCTAACTATAGAATTACTAATGGCGCAGAAGCAAATGGCGTTACTAGTATTTCAATAGCAAATAGAACTTTAAATCAAGCATTATCTATCGCAACTGTTATTACAGTATTTTCTGATGGCGGTAGAGACGAAGAGACTTTGGACTCGATTAAAATGTTTGCACCTAAAGCACAACAAATTCAAGAACGTGCCGTAACTAAAAAAGATTACGATGTTCTATTGCGTAGACGTTTTCCTAACATTAACTCAGTATCAGTATTTGGTGGTGATGAGTTAGACACACCTCAATATGGGCGTGTCGTTATCGCAGTAGATGTTGCGAATGGAGAAGGTGCTACAGCATCTGAGTTATCTGCATTCCGAGAGTACTTAAAGGACAAAACGCCTCTTACTATTGAGCCTGTCTTTGTACCTACTAAGTTCTTGAATGTTGGACTAGATGTGAAAGTTAAGTACGATGTTCTAAAAACTCCTAAGCAAGCAAATCAAATTAGAACGCTTATCTATGATGCTATCATGTCATATGCAGACAAGAATATCAATGGCTTTAATGCAAGATATCCTTCTTCTCAAGTAGCTAATTTGATTGATGCAATTGATGTAGCTATCATTAGTACAGAGATTGAGTCTTCTGCTATTATCGACTACACTCCACCAATCGGTCTAAGAGAGAGTCCTACGTTTGAATTCAATAATGCACTTTATCAACCATATCCATATAACGAAGATAATGGTCTATCTACATATCAATCATCTTTAACTTCTACCGTCTTTACTATCGATGGTGAGCAAGTATATCTACAAGACGATGGTGTAGGTATCATCTTTGCAGTCAAGTCTAATGTGGCTACAACTAGTATTCACAAAAGAAACATAGGCACGATTGATTACGCAACTGGTAAAGTTAGTTTAAGTAGCATAATCTTTGATGGATACGAAGGTGATACGATTAGACTAAGTGTAAAAACTGCTAACGATGATGTTATAAGTCAAAGAGATAGAATATTACAAATTAGACAAAAAGATATTAATGTAGTCGTGGATTCAGTCTAATGCGTAACATAAGAAACAAAATAGCGTCTGACATTCCGTTTCAATTTCCTGATGTGTTTAGGGAAGAAGGGGACCTTTTTGTTGAGTTTACCAAACAGTATTATGAATTTTTAGATACAAGAATTCATAGAGACAACTTCACTATTCGTGATATTGATACGACCTATGATAATTTTCTAAAATACTTCAAAAACAAATATCTAAACGGACTACCATTCGAAGGTGTTGTAGATACTCGTTTTATTATTAAACACATTAATGATATCTACACAACAAAGGGCACAGAAGAAAGTATTAGAATATTCTTTCGAATGTTCTTTGAAGAAGAAATTGATATATTTTATCCAAGCACAAGTCTTTTAAAACCATCTGACTCTGTATTTACATTTAATCGTTATATCGAAATGGAAAGTGTAACATCTGTAGAAGATTATCCTTTCAAAAGAGGCGATAAGATTATAGGCGACACTTCAAAAGCTAATGCGTTTATTAATCAAATAACATTTAAAAACTTCTTTGGTTCTATTACTCCTGTTTTATTTTTATCTGATCTTGTTGGTGAGTTTAATATTGACGATAGATTGGGAACAGTGAATGTTGAGACCGGTGCCATCTCTTTCAAACAACCAAAGATTGCTGGCTCTTTAATATCATTAGATGTTTTAAAAAGTGAAGCAAGGGCTACTGGTAATACTGAAAGTGAGATCATTAGAGCAAGATCGGAAAAGGGTAGATACGGAAGAGTGTCTATCAAAGAAGTATCTGAAAGATCAGTTGGTGAATTAAATTTAAAAGTTAATAAGCCTGGCTATGGATACACTGTTCCTTTACATCAAGGTAGATTAACTTTAGATCAAAACGCTTCTGAGTTTGATCCAACTATTTTTGTTACAACTTTCCCAGGACAAGATGCACCCACCGATACACAATCTATTAGAATAGAAGGTGGTAGAAGATACTATGGTATCACATCAGTTACTACAACAGGTCAAACATTACATCAAATTACTTTAAGTGAGCCTTTAGAAAAAGCTTTTAATTTAGGTACGAAGATTGACTTGTATAGAAAAAATACTATTACTGATATCTACATATCTAATCAAGTTATTCCTGTCAAGCCAGAAACTGTATCAGGTCTAACAATAGAACAAATAAAAGAAGAGTTTGATGCTGTAGCGAACGGTAGTGGAACACTACACGATGCAGAACTTCATACATTCATTCAAGCGATTGACGAAAACGGATTTCAAAACGGTGACTTAAATATCGATGGAATCATTACTGCATCGGATTCTAAGATATTTTATAATGCAGCTAAGTTCACCGACACTGATGCTCAAAAGAAAATTGTTGAAAAGTTTAGTAAATTTATCTTTGGTGAGTTTACAGAAAATGAAGTGATTGTAGAACCCAACTCTGGATCGAACGGCTTTGTTATTAAGTATGAGCCGCCTCTATTGTTCTTGAGATGTTCTCCAGCAGAAAAATTTGAAGTACCATCTATCATAAACTTTCCAGGTACACCAAGTGATGGTGATACCTATTCTCAAGACGGTCTAACTTGGACATACTCTGGAGATGTTTGGTTATTCACAGATGTTACTCTACAACGTACAGTAGGCGGT